GAATAGACTATTTTTCCGCAGGAAGAGTAGACGGAGCCGCACAGACTGCCCTCACTTCCTTCGGCCCGTGAGGGCCGCCGTTTCTGTAATTCGCCTACGGCTCATATTGTAGAAACCGATGGGAGTGTCGCAGGTGCGACACGCCGTATGTGATGTAAGATTTTGTTGTGACTACACTAGTAGCTGTACAGACCGATGAAGGAGTCTGCCTGGCGGCAGACAGTCAGATAACCGAAGATAATCTACGGACCGTTAGTACTTCCACTCCGAAGATAATTCACGTCGGGAAGTACCTGCTGGGTATCACGGGCGATTCACGCCCTGGAGATATCCTTGCCTATAATTGGACTCCGCCGAAATATACAGGCGCAGATCCTGTGCTCTGGATGGGAAAGAGAGTACTGCCGTCCATCATCGCGGCTTTCAAAGAGAATGGATACGACCCTTATGAAGCGGGCAAAGAAAAAGACTCAGGCTTCGACTACATTATTTCGTTTGATGGCAATGCGTTCCACATTGCGTGTGACCTCTCGTTCATCCAGTCGGATTACGGGATTTATGGCATCGGGTCTGGTGGTCAGTTTGCTCTTGGTTATCTTTATAGCCATCTGGGTTCTATCAAACCATCTACTGTAGAGCGACACGCCCGACGAGCTGTTGAGATTGCGTCGGTCCTTGACGTCAACACTTGCCCACCCATACAGTTAGTTACTCAATACAAGGAGGGGTAATGCAGAAAGACTTTGGTTCGCTGACTATACACGCGAACCGTTACTATCTAAATAACTTTGCAGTTGGTATTGATTTCTACCAGCTCAAGGAATGGAAGACTGACATACTAGAGGCTTCAGTATTTCAGTTGAGTTTCTTATTCTTTAATGTTACCGTTACGAAATGGCACCGATGGATATAAAAGAACTTTTAGTCAAAGCTCTGCACGATAAAGAGAATAAACGTGGCAGATCTACACAGGTACAGATAGGCCCATCAGAACTTGGTGGTTGCCGTCGTAAGGTTTGGTATCGGTTGAATGGTCAACCAGAAACCAATGACAACGAGCTAAAGCTCGCAGCGATTATGGGTACTGCTATCCACGCTGCAATAGAGAATGCACTTGCTGACAATAAAGAAGTTCTACTGGAGCAGACTGTCGAATACGGCGGGATGAAGGCTCACGTAGACTGCTTTATTCCTGGGACAGGTGATGTTGTTGACTGGAAAACTACTAAGGCTAAGAACCTCAGTTACTTTCCGTCACAACAACAACGTTGGCAGGTACAAGTCTATGGTTATCTAATTTCTAAGTCTGGCTTGGGGAAGGTCCAAACGGTGAACTTAGTAGCCATACCTCGTGATGGGGATGAGAGAGATGTCCTAGTGCACTCTGAACCCTATGACGAATCCGTCGCGCTAGAGGCGCTCGCTTGGTTGGAAGCAATAAAAACATCGGACGCAGTTCCTAATCCTGAAAGGGATGAGAGCTATTGCAAGTTTTATTGCAAATACTACGACGCCTCTGGTGAGATGGGATGCGTTGGTCTAAAAAAAGAACGTACCAAAAACGAGCTACCTCAGATAGAGAATGAGGAAGCATCGCTGGACGCTCTGCACTACACACAGGTAGACCAACAGATCAAAGAATTAGAGACAAAGAAGAACGAGCTACGCGATAAATTGCTCGGCATTACTGGAGTTACTTCAACTGGATATGAAGTCAAATGGACTACAGTCCAGAGTAATACGGTTGACAAAGATGCAGTGGAGAAAGCACTGGGCTTTGTACCAACCAAGCAAGGAAAAGAAAGCGCAAGGCTTTCGATTAAGAAAATAGGAGATAAGTAAATGGCTGCACCAGAAAACACAAAACTGCAGGTGAACTTCAAAGCACCTGATGGAACGCTCGTTAATTTATATGCTGCCAATAAGGAAGAGTTAGAGGCACTTCTTACTGCAGCACAAGACTTTGCACCGCTTATCGGCAGTGTTAGTCAATCTTTCTCAGGCGCTAGACCTGCTGCTGCCGTATCAGGTTTTAGACCACCAGTAAGTTCATCACCAGAAATCAATGACCAAGCACAAAGTTCATCTGGCAATGTATGTAAGCACGGACCGATGGCTTTCCGTGAAGGCGTAGGAGCTAAAGGACCTTGGAAAGGCTATATGTGTTCAGCACCAAAGGGTGCTACAGATAAGTGCCAGACAATCTGGGTCAGGTGAGTAAATGCGTGAGCCGCGTCAATACGAGGCTCCGCTATGTGCACAAACGGGAAGTGGAGATTCCTGGTTCCCCGAACCTGGTCAGGGATTATTCTTCGATACAACTTACGCTAGAAGTATATGTGGTAGGTGTATCCACCAAACTGAATGTGCAGAATGGGGAATCAGATACGAGAAGTTTGGTATCTGGGGAGGCCTTACTGAAAGAGATCGAAAGGTTATTAGACGCAAGCAGAATATAATTCTGCGAGAGGAGAATAGTGCTTAAGCTGTCCCGAGCTTGGAGCAGTGTCACCACAAAGGCGACACCACTACCTGATGTATGGAAAGATTTGAACCAAAAGCAAATTAAGTTTCGGCGCGGTCAAGTGTGTATGGTTGCCGCTGCACCTAACGCTGGTAAATCTATGTTTGCTTTGATTTACGCCATCAGGGCTAAAGTTCCAACACTGTTCTTTTCTGCAGATACAGATACTGCAACGGTAATGATAAGGGTTGCCTCGGCGCTGTCAGGTCACGGACAGGTCAGCGTCGAGACTAACCTACAGAACAACCCACGATATTACGATCAGTACCTTGGCAATATGTCACATATCCAATGGTGCTTTGATTCGTCACCATCGTTAGATGATATTGAACTAGAAGTAAAAGCCTATGTAGAACTCTATGGAGTTACTCCAGAGCTGATAGTGATAGACAACCTGATGAATGTGGTTGCCGAACACGACAATGAATGGGCAGGCCTTCGTCAGATTATGATGGAGCTACACGATATGGCCCGTAAGACTGAAGCCTGTGTGATGGTATTGCACCACGTATCTGAGCAGGGTGAGTATGGAGATACCACTACTCCACCACAGCGCAGAGCCATTCACGGGAAGGTCTCGCAACTGCCTAGTCTGATCTTGACTTTAGGTTATAGCCCATCAGAAGGAACGCTTCGCGTTGCTCCAGTCAAGAATCGCTTTGGTCCAATGTATGCCAATGCTGGAGAATATGTATCGCTGTTTGTAGACTATGCAGTATGTCGCATTGAAGACTGTGATGATATAGGCCGAATGGTCAGACGTAACAACCCGTTAGTGAGGTACTAATGAATACCAACCTAGTAATTATCCCAGCTAGAGGCAGACCAGATAAAGCGCAGTTGGCCTTTGATGCGCTAAAGCAGAACAGCAAGATATCAGATTTACTCATCGGGCTAGATGAGGATGATGCAGATAACTACCCAGAGATAGAGGGTGTTATCAGAGAAGTCAACCCACGACTGCGTATGAATGGAACCTTGAACCTATTGGTCAAGAAGTATCAAGATAAGTACGAGACTATTAGTTTTATGGGCGATGACCATATTGTCAGAACAGAGAACTGGGATGGCCTGTTGTATCAAGGAATCAAGGAACGTGGTTACGGTATTTCTTACGCCAATGACTTGTTCCAAGGGGCAAATCTACCGACGATGGTGATGATGTCTACCAATATCAGCAAGAGCTTAGGCTTCTTTGCACCACCAAGACTAATCCATCTGTATATGGATAACTTTTGGAAACTCTTTGGACAGATAACAGATTGTCTTGAGTATCATCCCGACGTCATCGTAGAACATATGCACTATATGGCTGGTAAGTCTAAGGTGGATGCACAGTATGAAGAGGTCAACTCATCAGAGGTAGGCCAGCACGATGCTGAAGTCTTCAGGGAGTACTGCACACACGATCTCAAAGAGGATGCCATCAAGTTCCTATCGACGGTGATGAAATGAAACAAGTAATCATTACTGGGGACAAGGGGTTTGTAGGTAAATACTTTTGGAAGAAACTCAACGATGGAAATTGGAATATCATCGGAGTAGATAAGTTTGGTGGTGGTGATGACTGCCGCCGCTTCTTTAAGTCTTGGGATAGACAGGTAGATTTAGTTATACATCTTGCAGCCGTCGTAGGTGGGCGTGAATCCATCGAGGGTCGCCCACTTGCGGTTGCAGATAACTTCAGTATTGACTCTGCATTCTTTCAATGGTGTCTCAAGACTAAGCCTAAGAAGGTAGTCTACTTCTCAAGCAGTGCTGCCTATCCAATCTCAATGCAGACAGCAGAGCGTCACGTCAAACTCAAAGAGACGATGAGTTGCTGGGAACATATGTCTATGCCTGATATGACCTATGGTATGGCTAAGTTGGTTGGTGAATACTTGGGATCTTTTGTAGATAATGTGCATATCTTCAGACCATTCAGCGGATATGGAACTGACCAAGACTTGAACTACCCATTCCCGATGTATGTCAAGAGAGCCTTAGATAAGGCAGACCCGTTTGAGGTCTGGGGTCCAGGCACGCAGACCAGAGACTTCATTCACATCAGAGATATTGTTGAAGCTGTAATGATAGCCATTGAAGGTGCGCCACTAGGCCCAATCAATCTTGGCACTGGTAGGTCTACATCTTTTGTGGAGCTGGCACAACTCTGTATGGATGCTGTTGGATACAAAGGTGAGATAGTTACTAGACCAGATAAACCTGTCGGATGTATGCACAGAGTTTCTAATAACGATTTACTGACATCCTTCTATCAACCAAAGATTACTTTGGAAGAGGGTATTGAGATGGCGGTGAAGGGTATTGTCTAGTTACAACAAGGCTAAGGGGTCCAAGTGGGAGACGGATATTATGAAATACCTACGCAAACTAGGCCACTTCTGTGAGCGCCTTGCTAAAGCTGGCGCAAAAGATGAAGGCGATCTGGTGACCATCATCGCTGGTGAGACGTACATCTTAGAATGTAAGAACCGTAAGAAGATAGATTTACCTGCCTTCTGGGACGAGGCGCAGGTAGAAGCAAGAAACTATGCGAAAGCTAGAGGGCTTAATCTTTCACCTCTGGCTTTCGTTATAGTCAAGCGTCGTAATCACGGCGTTGAGAAGGCTTGGGTAATCCAAGACTTAGACCAATGGGTAAATGAAAGGACAAACAATGCCAGTACCACAGGGTGATATCACCAGCAGTGAAATCAATAAGCCACAACCAGTAGATGTAGAACTACCAGAGGAACCAACCGAGGTAGAGCAGAAGGAAGAAGAGCGCGAAGAATGATTTGCAGCGAATGTAAGATTGCTGCTACATACAACTCTAATCAGAAGTATGTCTTTGCAGAGAACTTTCATAAGAACTGTATAGGAGACTGCGGATGCCAGCACAAGACTGGACCAGGGTGGTTCGTAAGACGAAACGAAAAGGCACCACCGATTCAACTGCAATCTCCATAGCAGATATCGTCAGGTTCTATGGAGGAGAAGTAAAAGAAGGGCGTAACGTATCGGTTCGCTGCTGCATCCACGACGATAGTCGCAGGTCAGCAGTGATAGATACCTACGGGAATCTATATTTCTGTCACACCTGCGGTAAGGGTGGCACAGCAGTAGATATTATTATGGAGAAGGAAGGGATAGGGTTCAAAGATGCAGTCGAAAGAGCAGATGAAATCCTTGCAGGAGGCGGCAACGCGGTACGCGGAGAATCTAAGCGACGAGGCAGAGCGTTACCTCGCAGGACGTGGGATATCTAGGGATGTAGCCGAGCAATTCTCGCTGGGAACTATTGTAGAACCTCACAATGGACACGAGATGTATGAGGGTTGGCTATCCATACCTTACATCACGGTGTTAGGTTTGTGTGTAGGTTTCAAGTTTAGAAGATTAGATGATGGTAAGCCTAAGTATGGATCCCCGCTGGGACAGAAGGCTCATCTCTATAATGTTTTTGATGTGACAGTTGATGCGCCAAGCATCGTCATCTGTGAAGGTGAACTAGATGCAGTTGTCTTATCTGGACTATGTGATATTCCAGCAGTAGGTGTGCCAGGGGTAGCTGCGTGGAAGCCACACTTTGCACGATTATTTACTGGCTTTGATACTGTCTATGTCATCGGTGATAATGATGTGAAAGAAGATGGCTCCAATCCTGGAGCTGAGTTTGCCAAGCGTGTCGTGGGCGAACTAACAAATGGACAAATAGTACAATTACCACCAGGTATGGATATCAATGAACTGTATCTGGCAGAAGGGCCTGACGCGATAAACCACCTAGTAGGAGGAGTGAAGTGAGTGACAAAGAAAGACCTGAACGAGGCAGCCAGATTATTGATGGATATGGGGATGATAATAGTTTCGATAGATTACAAAGCTGGTACGATAACCTGCCAACCGATGCCCGTGCGAAAATAGATGATGACTTCATCGCAGATGTCTGGCGAGTACTCGACGGGGCAGGCAATCTCCTCATCCGTAAACACAAAGATTACGGGCCGAAGAATATCGCTCACAGTCCAGGTGGAGCACTCAACGGATTACGGGTGCGAATGCACGATAAAATTGCCAGGATCAATCATCTCGTTGATTCACGAGTTGCACCAAGCAACGAATCCTTGAGAGATTCCTTTGTAGATTTACTGAACTATTCTGCTATTGCAATCCTAGTCCTTGAGAACAAGTGGCCTGAGTTACCTAATGACTGAGAATACTTTGGTAGTAGTGCTACTAAGTTTGCTTGTTGGATTTGTTATTGGTCCATTACTTGCTTTGTCCTTACTGAAACTAAAGGAGAAGCGTCGTGGCTACTGAGAAGCATTCGTGGTACAAGGCTGCCCTTCGCCGTAAGCAGATAGCGCAGGCGAAGAAGGAGAAAGCCGATAGGTATATCGAGGAGATGAATAAACAAGCCAATGAATAACCTTCATCCTGTCTTCTATGATTTAGTTCCTAGCGTAGCGGGTAGTATCTTCCGTCGCTATCGTCAGTGGACTGAGCGTGAAGATTTGATACAGGAATGCTACGCCTGGGCTATGAGTAGGTCTGATCACTTTACAGATTTGCTCAATGAAGAGAACGCTATCCAACGGGTCATCAACGAGAAGCGTATTGCGTGGCAGATGCGTAGACACGCGGAGCGTTATGCTCGCAAGGAGAAGGCTAAGAAGTCTGGCTATCAGATAGGCGATGAGTCCTTCTATGACACAGTAGTGCTCGGTCAATTACTGCCACACGTTATTGCATCCGTTGTTGATGGCACAGTATTGGAAGCAGCACAGAACCTTATCAATGATGGACAACCACGCAGGCAGTCAGCTCCAGCAGCT